ACTTCGTATGTTTCACGAGAAGCACAAGCACATGATAAACGAAGAGTACCATACTTCTCTTTAATCTCTAAGAATCTGAATGTCTTTAATTCTTTATTTTTCTTTAAACAGTGCTTTAATTCTTTTAAAAACTGTTTACCAAAAGCTTTTCTCCAGCCCAATGGAATGTCTTCATATCTAGTGTAATTATATCCTAAAAATTTTCCTGACCAAAAATTTCTGTCCTTTAAAAAAGGATATCTTAAACATAAGAAATAATTTTTAATTTTACATAACAATGTTTGAAGCAAGTTCTTTCTCATTGTTTATTTCCTCCAATGTTTCTTCATCAGTATCTACTTTGTCAAAAAGTCTTAATACTATTTCATAATCCTCTAAATCATCGTCTGTTCCTGGACAATAATGCATAAAATCTAAAGTTAAACAAGATTTAATTCTAGCAGATAATTTTTTTGCATAGTGTTTTTGGTGCATATATTGATCATTTTTCCAGAATACATGATTATTACTATCTATATCAAGAGAATATATCTTCCATTGTCTTTCAATAAAATTTTTAATAACTGAAAGAGTAAAAGAATTACATAATAAATTATCAAAAGGAATTATATCATTTTTATTTTCTGATTCTTTAATTTCTTGTATTTTATTTGTAATACCACAAGCTTCATAAAAAGATATAAAACTTTTAATAGGAAGAGAATCTGAAGAGTTATCTCTCCAGTCCTCTAAATCTTTTAAATTAAACTTAAAAACTGCTACATCTCTATGTACATATTTCATTCCGACACCTCCTAAAAATCAAAATCAAATTCATCGACTATTTTTTTAATTTCTATTTGACCATGTTTTTCTAAGAATTTATTCATTATCTTCTCGTGATTATCCATTCCTTCCCATTTATTTTCAACTGCATGATTCTTATCGTCTGGAGTCCATAAACTAAAGTAAGGACATAAATTCTTAGCGTCTTCTGGTTGGTTAGGATTTAACATAGAATATTGGCACCAATAACATAAAGGGGAAGGAGAAGGCTCCCAATTTTTATTTTCTATGTTTTCTATAATCTTATCTAACTTTGTGAAGCCTCTCTTAATAAAGCCTTTAGTACCAGCTTTTTGAGTGGCATTCATAAACGGTAAATTATAATAACACTCCATCTTTTCATAAGGAATATCTAGACATGTGTTTAATCCCATGCAATATATTACGAATTGTAGAGGAGTTGTTAATTCATCGTCTTTAAATAACTTATCTTTTGTTTTAATATCCTCAATAATATATTTATCATTCTTTTTATCATAAAAGATTCTATCTATATAGCCACTTAAAATATATCCCTTATATTCAAAAGAGAAGTGTTTTTCTACATCAAACAATGTGATATCAGGATTGGCTTTTAAATAATCTTCTAGTCTATACATACCAGAAGTTAAATAATCTAAAGTCTTTGAATAATAAGAACGTCCTAAATTATCTGTTTGATAGAAATCTGTTTTATATTTTTCCTTTAAAATATTAATACCGAACACACCGCCATTAACATCATATTTGTCTTTTTTAGGGATATTAACATTTTGAAAAATATCTTTAATTTTTTCATAATCTACGGAACCTGTTTCTTTTAGCATGTTGAACATCATTTCTTCACAAAAATGCAGCGTGGTTCCAAGTTCACTGGCTATTGAATCCTCAAAAACAAAGTGATTTTCTTCATAGGTTAGATAATATTTCCATCCACATGAATCATAAGTATTTGCTTTTGAATAAGATATTTTCTTAGCCTTAGGTTTCTTTGTTATTTTATCTTCACTCATACTATCTCCTTTTATTCTTTACACTATTATTAGAGAAAGAATATAACTTTATTCTACTATGATAAAGCTTTTCAAAAATTTCTTTTCCAGCGTCTGATGGTGACATTTTTCTTTCAGGTAGCAGATGATCGTAATCAAATATTACAGAAACATTGACATATGGAAGTAAGGGAGATACTATTCGTAATAATTTTTGTTCATATTCTATAGTATCAGGCTCACCTTTGCCACCTTTCTGATCAGCGTCAAATGCTAACACAACTTCACTTACTCCAAGTGATAATATCAACATCATTTGTGTTTGTGAAATATTCGAACCACATACAGCTACGCTCCAGTTATTATCTATTCCATACATGGTTGACATTTGTAAAACCGATTTTTCGGCTTCAAAAATACATACTTTACCAATTTTTTGAATTGTCTCTTTATTCTCATACAAACCAAAGAGATTCTTTCCTAAAGGGTGATTATATATCTCCCCCTCAATAAAGACAGGCATATATTTTCTACCCTTATCAAGCTCTTCGGGGTCGTAAGTTCTACCTCTTATTCCAACAAGATTTCCATTCACATCTCTATGTGGAATAACAATTTTATGTAAAGCAGAATCTACTCTAATATTAAAATATCTCATTACTTTTGCAGAGATACCCTCTCTTAACCACTCTTTAGGAGCAGCTAAAGGATAAAAATATTCCATAAGATTTTCTTGAATAGGAGTAAGAGTCTCAGGTTCAGTTGAAACTTCCTTTGAATAATCTTTTACTTTTTGGAAAATATCCCAATCTTCTGTTAACTCTGGTTCTTCTTCTATGTCTAAAGAAAAATCTTCTAAATTAAAGAATTTAACAACGTAATCATAAGCTTCTTTAAAAGTGTCAAACCCTTTAGCCCTACGAACCATTTCAAAAACATCATAGGACTCTCCTCGAGTGTAACATCTAAATAATTTAGTTGATGGATAATAATATTCTTTTAATGAGCCAGAAGAATCAGGGTGGTCTAGAACAGTACTGAATATAGGGTTACCGTAGTTATCTCGAAGAAATTCAGTGCTATTTTGTAAATGACAGCACAATTTAATTATATCATCTTCAGTTAGTCTTTCTTTTACTTTATTGCTATCTAACATTAACTACACCCCCTTAAAAGTCAAAACCAAATTCAGGTGCTAGTTCTTCTGTTGTTTTACCTGTATAAGCTTTTTCAAAATTTTCTTCTTTTGTTTGGTCTAACATTATTTCGATATTAGTATCTTGAACTGTTAAAATCTCTCCATTTGCATCCGTTACGAATGTATCATGCATTTGACAAGTACCTCTATCAAAATATAAATAAACTTTAATATTTTGAAAACTTCCTGCTCTGACTTTATATACAGTCATTACAAAATTAGGGGCTAATTCAAATCCTTTACCACAATATGCTGCAATAGCATTTTGGTCTTGCTCTCTAACTGGCATTAAAATACCACCGACGTCGACTTTATCTGCTATACTTTTTGCAGAACGTAAATATCCAGCATCAAGTTCTTTAGCGTTCTTATAGTCTCCAGATAACTGTGAGGCTGTCCAGATATAAATTCCTAATGTTTTAGCTACGTCTTTTAATGCTGATGCAAACATTAATAGGATTTGGTCCGTTCTTAAACCCTGGACTTTAGCTTGTCTAGCTGCTCCAGAGGTAATCTTTAAAGTTTCTCCCAAGTAATCAAAATATACGTAATTAACATTATGTAATTGCTTATATTTTTTAATAATATTAGTTATATCGTCGATATCATAGTTAGTGATACTTACGAAATAAAGGTCAGACTGTTCAATAAGGTCAATAGCACGATCAACTCTCTCTTCTTCCCCTGGTAAGTATCGTCCATCTTTAATATGTCCTTCATTTACTCCTGCTACATAAGCCATCCACATTTGTTGGCACTCAGACTCTTCTAACTCTGTAGAAATTACTAGTACAGATTCAGATAAATTAGTTCTAACCCACTTCTTTTGGACAACATTATAATATTCAGGAATAGCTAAATGACAAGCTTCGCCGTTAGCAACACGAGATTTACCTGTACCACTAGCTCCAGATTCCATAAATAAACAACCACGACGTTGTCCTCTATAAATAGTAGTTAATTTTGAAGACATTAAAGGTAAACCCATATCAGGAGTTTCTTTGAACTTTTCTTTTAAGGCTCTTAAACCATCTCCAGCATGATTTTCTACTCTATCAACATTACTACCGAACTTTTCTTTAATTAAAATTAATTTTGTTTCTTCTGATAATAAAATATCATCAACACTTAAATTATCAAATTTAGCATGCATTTTAGCACTTTCAGTTGGGTCAATGATATTTGGGTCATAAATATCTGTAGTATCTACTCCAACTGCATTTAAATTATTAATAAGACTGTATTTTTTTAAGGTGTGGTAATAATAGTCAAATTTTTTAGGATCGTATATAGATAAAATATTTTGTATATATTCCACACCTTTATTTGTTACGAATACTTGATACTGAACTGTATATTGTTTTAAAAATTGGTCAATATCAATATATCCAATGGTTTCCATACCATTCTTAGCCAGATGCTCTATGGCTCCAAAGAGGATGCGATGAAATTGCTCTGGAAAATCTTCTATGGAAAAATTATAGTTATTATCAGTAAACAATAGAGGATTATTAATTAAAGCAGCTAATACATGAATTACTGCTAATTTATTTGATGAAACTGGTTTAGTCTCGTCTGTTTTCAATCCTCATCACCCCCAATGAAATCATAAATCTTCAATATTATATTTAAACTTAGGTTTAGATTGCTGTTCTAAATCTGATTTTTTTATTTTAACTACTACGGGAGCAGTTTCAATTACAGCTTTTTCATTAGCTGCTGCTACTTTTAATTGTAGACAATGATATTCGTCTGCTTCTTTCGCATATTTTTTAATATTAAAAATTAAAAACTCTAAATCTAAATCGATTGCCTTAATTTTATAAATATAATATATAGTGTAGAGAATATCGTCTTCCTTGTATCCTTCTTTAAGAAGACGATTAATTCCCTCTAATACAAGCTCTGGTAGAGATTGTATCTTATAAAGTTCTTTAATATAATTATAAATTTTAGTTTTCTTTTCTTGTTCTTGCTCTATTTTAACTGTTAATAGTTGATAACAATCATAACAGTAGTGTTTGCCATTTGATATATATTTTAAACCATTTTTTAAAACTTTACCACATTTACAGCATTTTCCGCCACTACTAGACGCCATAACCGTGAGCCACCATCTTATTTCTAATTTCTAAAACTTGATCATATTGGTCTTCAGTAGCTGTGTTACACTTAAATGAAGTATTACCCATTACTTCTTTAACTATTTGTTTATAAGAATCAGCGGTGCCCTCTTTTTCTATAAGGTTCTTAACCATGTTTCCTATTTCACGAACTAAACTCTTTAAGTCTGGTTTTTCTTGAGAATCCGCAGTCTTTTCAGTTGTAGTTTCTTTTTCAGCCTTAGCTTTCTTTGTAGTAGGCTTTACTTCTTCTTGTTCTCCAACAGTCTTAACCATCTTCATGCCCATAGCTCCTGTTGTATTTAAAGACCATTCAAAGACAACAACTCCAGTTTTAACATTTCGAATTTCTAATTCTGTCATAACACGAGTTTCTTCATTAAATTTAATTTTTGTAACTACATATTTTGCATAAGGGTCTTCTAAAAACCACTTGTCTCCCTTTTGAACAGTTGCTATCTCGCCCCAAATTTGAGGAGCAGTATAAAGTTCACGACCAATACCTAAACGGCTTGCAGCTCTTTTGAATGCATCAGAAGACTCTGCTTTGACTTCCTGTCCATCGTTTTGACCTGATTCAATACCACAGTCCCATTTCCAAACGAAATCTTTGCTAGTATTTTCTCTGATACCAATACCGCAATACAAGTTGCCTTTTACTTCTTTAATATCACAAGTCCAGTTTAATGGTCCAAAAACCTCGTCTAGAATTTTAGCATCAGTTCTAGCTGTCTTGTAAAGTAATAATAAAGCTCCACTTTTAGTAATTTGTTTTACTTTAACTTCGATATCCTCAGAAGTAAGTAAAGGAAAAACAATATTATCTCTTTCTATCATATTTCTAACCTCCTTTTGTTTTCCACGACTATATTATAAAAGAAAAATATAAATAAGTCAATCATAAATTAATAAAATTATTTTTTTATTTATTATTTTAATATTTTGATAAAATAAGGTAGGATATTACCCTACCTTATATATTATAACGTGTCAAATTTGCTCTATAATCAATTTTTAATCTAAGAATAGATATTTTATCAATCTTCTAATAAAACTTCTTTAAAAACGATTCTCCGAATATTTGGATAGGTTTTTCTTTACATTGCTCTCCACTTAAATGAATTGCTCCTAAATGAGTAATCTCTCCTGGTTTAAAATATCCAGACTGCTCGGCTGCTTTTTTATATAAATTAAGTTGAGCTGAGACCTCTTTTACATGTAAGGTAGTGGTTGTTTTAAAATCACATATTGATAATTCCTGTTTTTTACCTATTCTACATGCTAGATCAAACCTTCCAGCTGCTACAGGTACACCCTCGTCATTGTATAGAACTACCACCTTTTCTGTAAACAAAGGGGTAATATGATAAGCAGGTTCAACTAAATCAAAATAGTTTCTAGTTTCCTGTGTTTTTTCTTTAATAAAATCTTCTATATCAATTCCAAGATTTCTCATTTCTATTAAGTCTTGAATCTCTTTGTGTACTTTAGTTCCATATTTTGCAGAATCTTCAAGAATAGTAGGATTCACCATTTGATAAGGGTCTCCATAGACTGTTTGAATTAATTTTGTAATACTAGAAACTTCTTGCCCATTAACAAAATATCTGTGTTCTTCAGGATAGAACTCTACTTTTTGACCATTAGGTAATACAAAAACTTCCATATCTAATGTTTCCATACTTATTCCCCCCTTTTTAATCTACATCATCAAGGTTAATAATATTAGGGTTATCTTTTTCGTCAGTCTTTTTTGCTTTTGTCACTCTAAGTGAACCTGAAACATTAGTAACTTTAATATATTGTTTATACAAGTCTGGATGGTCAGCTTGAAATTTTTTAGAATCAAATTCTATTTTGGTTGAAGGCGAACAATAAGTAAAGGTATAATTTGGAGTGTTAACAGAATTCTCACCTGATTCAATATATTCTGCTTGAAGAATATCTTTAATTTCTGAATTAACAGCTTTTTTTATTGCCTCTAAATAATCAACTAAAGATAAAAGACTTGAATAACTTTTAACAAACTCTTCACTCTTAATGATTTCAGGAGTAATTTGGACTCCGTCTAGCTGATTAGCCAGCACTATTTGCGCTGGCCGTTCAACTGACATTATATCTTTTTCATCAGTTTTTTTCATATTGAAGTGTTCCTAGAAATCGATATCGTCTGCTGTAGTTTGATCAGATTTAGGTGGTTGGGCTTGTTTTACAGTTTCTGCTTGCTTTTGTTCATTAGCTTTAGCTCTTTTACCATTTTCAATCATTTTAGTTTCTCTCTTAGCCATTCCTGCTTTAACAGAGTCTAAAGAAATACAATTTTCTTCACCTTGTTTAATAGGTTTCTTAGAAAGACCTTTAATGATTCTTTCTCTGACGAATACTGTCTCATATTGAGGTTCTGGAGCTTCTCCAAAGAATTCATTTTCGTCTTCAGCGCCGCCCTTTAAAATTCTATTAACCATACTAATAACTTCACCCTTAATAGTTACAGTATCTCCCTTAGCGAAATTAGCTGACATGTATTGTGCAACTCCTCCCTCACATGGAGCGATGAAATCAACTAATTGAACAGATTCATCATACATAGGCATTAAACCTTCAATTAAATATCTGCCTGTAGCTTCACCAGGATTATCTTCTGTTTCATTAATCATTTCTGGTTTGATACTCTTAATAAAAATATCCGTAACAAACTCTGCTCTTGGAACAAAAGGTGAAGCATCTGTTGCTGTTTTAAATCCTGCCTTAAAACCTTTTAATAACACCATAGTCTTTGTTCTCTCGCCAACTTTTGAAGCGAATTCTTCAAAACGAGCCATAACCCATACTTTTGATGAAGCGTTTGAAGCAATTTCAAAAGTTGAACCTGGATTGTTTTTTAAGAAACTAGCAATAGAAGTTGTTTTGTCTGGTAATAATTCTGATAAAGCTTCAAAATCTGCGGAGTCATCACCATTTTTTGTCTTTGCATAAGTAAAAAATTGAATCTTGTGACTACTAACGTCGCTAGTAGCTATTACCATAGAACCGCGAATAGCTTCGCCTTTTTCTGTTTTTACCACTTCTAAAGTATTTTCTTTTAAATAACCTACCACATGAACTGAATTTTGTCTTGTCTTTTTTTCTGTTTTTTCTGCCATAATTTTTCGTAATCTCCTTTTTCTTCGTAAAATATTTTTAAGAACGCTGATTTAGTGGCTTCTTCGTTCTTCGCATATAGTATAAATGATTAATGAAAAAATGTCAATAGAAAATTTTCATTTTTTTAAAAACGAAGTTTCAACCGAATTTCGGTTGATTTTTTAATTTTCAACCTAATGTCGGTTGTTTTTGCGTTCGTATATATTATATATTTAATATTTAGTTATGTCAAGAATAAAAAGAAAAAAATTTTGTAAACCTAGTTGTAAACCACGTTAGCATACAATCGTAAACCAAATTGTAAACCAAATAAAAAGGTAGGATGACTCCTACCTAAATAATTAAATGATTAATCTTCTTGTGAAGGCGTCTCTGCTCCTACTATATAGCATACGCCCCTATTTATATAATCTTCTAAAGCTTGGACTCTTGTTTCTAAAGCCTCAACTTCTACTTCTAAAGTTTGAACTTTCGCTTGCAACACTCCTATATCTGTTTCTAGAGTATCAATTGTATTCACTGAAACACCGCTGGCGACTCTGGTCCCCACAACTGTATCGTATACAATAATATCCCCATTGCTTCCTTCTCCAATTGGGCGAGCCGGAATATTATTAACTTCAACTCCAGAAGGGATTAACTTTCCTTGCCCATCAATTGTTACTATTTTTCCTGCTCCTGAAGAAGTTATCTGAGAAACCCTTGTGTAAGCAGTATCAATTTGCGTTCCTTTATAGCTGCTTGAATATTTTTGTTGTTCTGGCATTTGTAGCACCCCCTTCTTCATTATTTTTCTATATAAACTTCACCTGTGCAAATATTATTAACCCCAGATTTATAAATTAATTCTGCTTTACAATATGAGCCATCACTATAACGGGGTACAGTAAAACTAGCATATTTTATATTTTCAATTGGACTGTAATATCCTGGAATTTCGTCGACTAACTCGTCTGTTTCATACGTCGACCAGTTGCCATTATAGGATTTACCGACACGATATAAACGAATTTTTGAAACTTTGGCTTCTTTAACCATACCTAATCGTACCCAAATTTTTGTGGTATTAGAAGTATTGTCTGTAGCTAGACAAATATCAATGGTTGGTTCCTCTATATTCCACACGGCTTGAATCTCAAATGTCCCACAAACCTTGTAGTTGCTTGCATGATTATTATTATCTTCTACTTTTGTTCTATAATCATTTATAATATTTGCGTCTATATGTATCGAGGTATTAGGTCTTATTATCTTTATTGGAACTGTGCATGGGGCCTGCTGAAGATCAACATAAGTTATGCCCTGTATCACAACTTTTGTCTCAATCATTGCGCCTATTGTTGCAAAAATGGTCGGACACCGTTTAGGCCTATATCCATCAGGTAATGAAATATTTAACGAGTCTATTAAATAGCCGTTAGAATTCAACACTAGTCCTTCTATTTTTAATTTCATAATAACGGTATTAAAAGCCTTCGTTATCCTATTTACAGTAATATTCCCCTGCTCGCCGCTGCTAGTTTCTATCTGATAAGTAACATTACAAGTTCTATTTTCGATGGCCTCCATTTGAGACAATCTCTCGTCTATAGTACCTTTGCTATGGTCCGAACTAGCATATGTAACATATCTAGCTCGATATGAATTTTCAACGTGATTAGCATTTTTACATGTTATATTCCATTCTTCACTATTTTCCTCTACCATTGAAGGGTAAATTTTGCTATATCCAACTCCGTTATTAGCATTTTTGACAACTAAAACGGAATGATTTTCATTTTCGCCCACTGCCAACTCCTCTGTAATCGGGATAGAATAACTGACACTTCCAGCCTGTATGGTGGTGGTTGACCCTGTTCCCACATATAAACTTCCTTTCTTTTTTAATAAATTTTTATTTTCTATACTACTTCTCATTACGTCGGCTCTAAGCCCACTTATAATTTCTCCGTCTTGCCCAATTAATTCATTCATTTAATTTCACCACCTTACTAACGAAAATCTTCCCATCCAGCGCTAATCTCTATCGCAGTACAATAATTACAATCACCAGGTAATGAATTTCTAATTAACTCATAGCTAATATTAAAACTTCCTCTGCTATCAAAAGATACATAAACAGTTGTCATAAACCTGGAAGTTCGCTGAAGTTCTCCGTCTGCATCAAGAAAAGTAAAAAAGGTTGAAAGACTGACAGGTATAGTTTTTGTATACTTAGGCCTGAATTCTGAAGGTAAAACCACTGTTATATAGTCATATAAAGAGTCCCTATCTCCAAATGAAGTTAGATAACAATTATAAATAGATAATTTCATTGTTACCCGCGCTCCTTGTTTATGTAGCAAGTTTTGAACTACGTGGCCAGCTTTATATTGGGAAGAATGACTGGGTGGATAACTAAAATTACATCGCCGATAATAACCAGACTCAGCTCTTGTTAGTCTATCCTCAATTGTCCCAAATGATTCTGCAAGATAACCATATTCTGCTTCAGTAGATTCAGTTACATAGTCAGTATAAGTAGCATTTTCACAAGTTATATTGTAAGTTGCATTACTATCTAACATATCACTGGTTAATTTTTGATATTTTAACTCCCCAGTTGAAGGTATAGCCACTAAAAAAGTGTTCGCCACAGTGGGTTCTAAACACGTCGTTTTAGGAATCTCAAGAAGACCTTCTGCTGTATTTATTTGTTTTTTAAACCCCGCACCCACATATAAACTCCCTTTAGACTGTAGTAAATTTTTATTTTCCATACTACACCTCATAATGTCAGACCTTAAATTTGCTATTATGTTTCCATTATTATCGATTATCATAACTATCACCCTTTTAATATCCTAATTTTTGTAAGCGGCTATTTATATTAAAGACAGATATTGAGTCAGCAGCAAATATTGCATATTTAGCATGAGTAGCCTCTGGATATGGAGATTCTTCAGAAGACTCCGCCTTCGCCGCTGTAATATTATACACTAAACTGTCGTCATTAGGGAAAAAATCTGGCGTTATAATAGACTTATATTCTACTCCTAAATCTGCAGTGTTTTCAGTCGTAAATGCAAATTTTTGACCTTCAGAAAAAGTCGTAGGTAAGTCTAAACTTGTTGTAATCATTAGGCTATCAGAATCCATTCTACCCGTCCCGACATACAAACTACCTTTTTTTTGTAATAAAAGCTTTGTCTCTATTGATTTTCTCATCAAATTACTACTCAAGCCTTGAGGTATAAAACCTTGATTTTCTTCAGACATATCTATCATCTCCTTTATTTATAAGCATTATAAACTTCTATATTTGTTAATAAATTATTTATATTAGAAAAAGTAATATTCATTTGGCCACTAAAATCTAAGCCAAAAGAAATACTTTGTAATAAAAATTTTTCATGATTTAAATTATAAAAACTACTATCTACCGTAATTAAATTATTAACAGATAAAAATGGGTTAAATAAAATAGGAGAAGTAGTAGTTGTTTTTAAAATTAGTTTTTGTCTTAATTCATACTCGGCTCTTTCTTGTGCAAGAATATCTGAAAAAATATTACTATCATTAATAATATTATCAGTTCTATAACCAATACGTTGGTAGCACAAAGGAGATCTTTCATCATTATTTACAGCTATTGCTTTATAGACATTCCCGTTTTTTGAGCTACCGACAACTATCACTCTATTAATAATTGAATTATAATCATAATCAAAATTTAACTGCGCCAACTCACCTTTATCTGCGTCGAAAGAATAAATAACTGGCTTGTCTTTGTCCGTAATGGTCTCTCCTGTAGGTACAAAAGTTAAATTCCCACTAGCACTATAAAAGTATTCGGCTGACAATTGCATAGCTAAATCTTTAATTAAATCTGCAAAAGTTTCTCCAGCATTTTTTGTTATAGCCACTTGTGTTTTCTTTCCTTTGAAACTTTCATGATAAAAAAGAGGTTTAGGGTCACGAACCGTCCCATCTCCCAATTCTAATAATTGTATATTTTGAAGAATTTCTTGAATATCAGTTCCTTCAGGGATTTCATAAGTATCTTCAAGTCTCCCTAAAGCTCCTTCGAATAAAGAAAATTTATCGCTAGCATTAACTACAACCTCTTTTCCATTAGGCGTTAAAGATGGCGAAGTTTTAGTAACAACAAAATATCCTTTTATAAACCACACCGTATCTTTATTAAAACTAACCCCGATATCTAATCTTAATCTAGTGCCAGCCCATAAAATGTTAATATTTGGAGTAAAATCTTGGTCATTATTATATATAGTAAAATTAAGAGTTCTTCTTTGTCCACTCTGATAATTTTCATTATAGCTTCCGCCGACTTTAATATAGTCAATTGGTATTTCATAATTTATTGTTTCGTCTGGATAAAGGACATATATTCTGAATCGAGGAGTAACATAATTTAAATTTATGTTTCTTTCAAGAGTTTCTATATCGGTATCTACACCGATATAGAAATCTCCATCTATTATATAAGGAGCTACTTCACCACTAGCTAAAAAATTATATTTTATTTTTTCCGCCATACAAAAACACTTCCTTTTTATCTTTTACCAAACAAAGGCTCATATGGTAATGTTCCAATCTTTTTATTCTCTTGTGGTAAATCTCCTAATTCTGAATATATAATTACATTTTTAGTATCTTCAATTTGTTTCCACTGAAAATTAATTGTATCAGGATTTCCATTAAAGAAATTTTCTGTGTTACTTCCTGAAGACACTATTTGAACTATCCATGATTGTCCTTTTATATCTTTTAATAATTTTGGATTGTTAGATGAAACAAATTTTTTCCATTGCGCAAGCATTTCTGCTTTTTCGTTAGTTGACAAAGGGGATAGTCTACTAGCTTTAGTCCTTTCTATATATCTATCTTTTGTTCCCAATACTATTTCACTACCTAATAAAGCAGATACGTCGCCAGAAGCATAATTTTGATTTCCATAGCCCATCTTAGGAAATTGTCCTAATGTTTGGAAGTCACTTCGTCCTATATTTTGCTTTTGCTCTCCTGTTTTTAAAGAAAATCTGAACCTCCATATTTGATCTTGGTTAACAGTATATGCTTTTTTAATCAAAGGTATATTTTGTGAAAAGGGCTCTGGTATTAATTCACAAATACTCCATTCATTCCAATTAACTGAAACAGGTTCTCCTAAAAAACTAGAAGTTTCAATAGAACCTGAAATTAATTTTCCCTGTCCAACATTTTGATTATCAGGCTGCCATACTTTATATGGAGCGTCACTATTAGCAAATTTTTGTGTAGATACTTGTAAGGAATTATCACTTAAGCCAAATTCTTCATCATTTGGATAAATAATATATTGATATGTTTTATTATTAACCACATTATAATCATATAAAGACGCTAATTTGGTACTTACAGCAACTGGTTCCCATTCCCCTTTATAAATTCGGTGACTTTCCGTTAGTACATAAGAATCAGTATCGATATCATATAGATAGTAATATTCAGTATTTATATCAATATAATAGACTCCCTTCATTTTAGGAAGTACTTTAGTATAATTAGGATCTTCATAAAAATTATCTTTAAATAAATATCCATATTTTTTAATACCAGGGACCATATATACTTCATATTCTCTACGATAAATAGAATAGCATTGAGATAAAGTTTGATTAACAGGAGCCACACCATTATAAGCTAAGGCTCCATATTGAATATCTGAAGTGTAATTACTAATAAGTGGATAAAAATAAGAAGTTTCATCACTTTTTAGATAACTGCCAAAAATTTCATTGTAATCTTGAACTTTACCTCCGGTCCATCCTTGTTCATCTTCAGAACTAAAATAGTTATCAGGGTCATGTTTAGCAAAAACATTAAAATACTTTACATTTACTCTGCCATCATGATAAATATCAATTTGTCCTTTACCGCCAAATTTAAAAGCAAAATTTCGTTCCTTAGCCATTTTTATCCACCTCCTTAATTATTTTGTTGTATAGAAATTGTACCTAAAATCAAACCACCCACTCCAAATTCTACAATGTTTTGGTTTTCTGTAATATTTAAAGTTCCTTGTATTAAATTGTTATATATTGACTGTATATTCATAATTCTACAAATAATATGCCAACTATTTTTACTCATGCCAGGATGTCTAGCTATGGTAGAAACCTTAGTAACCCCTTTAGTCGAACCTGTAACATTATCCCAAGTAGCAGGTAAAAGATTACTATTGTTAGTCATAAAATCGTCGTCCCAATAATAATCAGTTTCACTATATTCAGAGTCAGAGCCTGGCCACATTAATACTTTTGTATTTTCATCTGTATTCAAAGTTCTGTCTCCTTTTACAAACTGACCTACGCAATTTTGTGGTGTGTTAGATAAGAATTTATTAAATTCATAAACATTAGGAGAGCTTGACGCTTCTATATTAGAAATCAAAAATGGTCTATCCTCTACCCAATAGGTAATACCCTTAGAATAGCTAGACGCATTTTTAGACTGTGCTGTTAATAAACAAAGATTTCCAAAATCATTGTTACCACTTGTAAAAAAGGTATCCGTATTTTTTTCTCTTTTTATATATAATTCTTTGTTTAAATTATAATGTAAAAATTCTGAATCCTCGTCAATAAGCTGTGTGTCTGTTGCTTTTTGAATATAATAGTACTGTTTTGATGGTAAATTAAATAAAGACAACGAAGTAAGCATTAACGACTCAGAATTTTCGTCACCGTCGTCCGAATAAGCAGTCGTTATAATTTTTAAACGATTTCTATTAGAATTAATATTAATACCAGGACTAGTAAAATTATCTTCGCTAAACAATTGAAACCTTAAATATCCAGCCAAAGATGAAGTCTCCCCAGTTGAATAATAACTTAAAGGCTCAACAGGGAGACCTTCACCTCGTCCTTCTACAATCCACTCTAAAATTTGACCACAGTGATTATCATTTAAAGAAATGTCTGTCTCAAAATAAAGTTCTCCATTATCTAATTCTCTTCCCTCAGGAGCAGGCATTTGTAATGCCCTATTATCAGAAGGAGCTTGAAGAGGTTCGTCATTATCAAAAACTGTATAATATGGCACTCCAACTTTGTTACTTAGAGATATATGATTTGTATAATAATTAATATCTTTATCAGTTTCTTGAATGGTAGAACCTTTACTATAATCTATTGGTCTATCATCAACTCCTCCTGTATTTTTTGTTACAAATCCTGAACCATCGAAATATTGGATACCTTTATCAAAATTAAAATTATTACTTATATATAATGAATCATATAAACCCCCACTATCTCGATATGAAGCTGTCAATTTTGAGCAGCCTCCATAACTTAATTTAACAGCATGATCTTCGCACGCATACTCTGCTATGAATGGGAAATTAGAAGTTAATGGTTCTCCAGCTTTAATAACTAATTTAATAGTGTAAACTATAACATTCCCGATCTCATCTTCAATATAAACAGAAGCATAATATACAGAGTAATTAATTATATCATCATTAGAAAGTCCATAAAATAAAACAGACATATCTTTATCATATTTTTTACCTGTATCTTGTAAAATATTTCCTTTAGGGTCTGTTAAAATCCAACGATAAGATTCCCATGATAGGCCATTACCTTGAACATATTTAGCTGCTAATTTTAATAATCTAGCATACGATACATTGGCGTCTTCATATTGTCCGACAATAAAAAGATATTCTGGAGTTTGGGAAACCTCTTCACCATTAACATAAAATGGCTCTTGCCCACTAACCTCACCTTGAACCCAATATTCTTCTTGTGAAACTAGATTACTTAAAGAACTATATTCTGAATTATTTTTATATAGAATAATATAAGGATTCTCATAACAATAGAACGGATTACAATCTGAACCTTTAAAGAACGTCCTTAATTCATATTTCCACGGAGTTTTTTTGTCTTCTAAATTTTCTGATACAAGTGCAGTAGGTGAGATTAATTCTGGGTGTTTTACACGATGTATAGTGTTATTATATTCTAAAATAGGTATCCATTGTGTTAAAGAACTAGAACCGTCAAACATAACATTATTATTCCCTTTAAGTTTTAATCTCATTCCTTTTTGAACATTTAAACTAGGAGAAATAAAGGTATATTCATCGCTATTTTTTAATAGAGTTGCTTCGTGTAACTCCCAAGTCTCAGTGGGTTCTTCAGGGTCATTTATATCATAACTATAATTAGTAAATTTCCATACTCTTTTACCTTTTGTTTGTCCTTCAGACACGTAAACATTACAAGGTGTGTCCACCATAGACCATTCTGGAATTACTTGATAGCCATCACTGGTAATCTCACATAATTGCCATTCATATGTTTGACTTTCTAGAGTTTTAATAATTACTTTCATACCAGTCTTAACAACCACTCCGTCTATCATATCACCAGGATGAAGAGAACTTACAACGCCGCTATCAGCCCACATTAAATCAACATAGTCTATATCTTTAATTTTATTACCAAATAATAAAGTTGGTATTTCTTTAGAAAAATATAAATAGCTTTTTCCAGCATCTAAACCTAAACTTGGAACATCTGGATTCCAAAGACTATAATTAGGATTAGCTCCCGCTAAACTTTCTATGTTTGTAGATTCAATAGACCCGCCTTGATTATAAAAAGTTTTAACATAGATAATTTTACCTATATAAGCACCCCATGTATAAAAAGAATAGTCTCTTTTTAAAAATAAAGTATCAGAAATTCCGCTTCTTAAATAAACAGTATAAACTCCATTCATATAGCCTTTGTTAATAGAGCTATGAGGATCTTTAATAACATTAGTGAACAAAATTTTTTGTCCTTCTTGAATATTATCGCCCAATGAGCCCCCTGCTACCTGGTTTAGCATATATTTAGAAACGCCATAAAACCTACTATTTACTGGCAAATCATCAAATGTATCTTCATCTACCGTAGTAGAATTGTTATATAAAATAAAATAAATAGGCGCCCCTACTCCGAAATCTACTATCTCATTCTCATATATATCTTCAGGATTTAAAGAATGTTTATAAAAACGGACTTTACTAGATGAGGATATTAAACCTGAGGCTACACTTCCACTAATTGGATAGGCATGACCATAGGTACTGTCATAAGATTGAACATAAGCACGGTCAGTAGAATAATAATCACTATCATTACCGAAAGCCATATACTTTCCTTGTAAAACAAGTGTTCCATTATTGATTCCAGGAAGCTGAGGATTTTCTCCATTATTATCTGCAATTTGAATTCTCTCTGTAGTAGAACCTAGTATGGTGCCAGAAGTCACAACCATATCAAAACTTCTATCGTCCAATTCAGAGTAATCTACATAAGGAGCTTCGGTATCTTCGTCAATAACTTCTCCTTCTCCTTGATATAAAGTTATTTCCCATTTATAAAAAGAAGTTCCAGTATGTATGTCAAGAAGATTGGTAGACGGACCTAATATGTCACACCAAAAATCATTAGAATAATCAAATGTATAAGAATCATTGTTCTTAAAAATGACAATATTATGTAAAGATGTTCCTTTTAATAAAACCACTCGGCAATTTGTTATATTACCCCCTGACCAATCATCTGTAGTGATAGGCTCTAATTGTGTCTCATTAATTTTTAGATTAGGATTATCTGCACTTTCTTTTAGTGTTTTTATAACTCTATAAAAACCTCCGGGGATACCGTTACCATCATCGTTAGCCACCAAAATGGTTTGACCTGCCAAAAGTAATTCATTATCTAAATAAATTTTATTATAAATTTGTTCGTCTTCTCTACCAGCTCTCTCCCAATCAAACACATAATTATGATTGTCTAAAATCTTCCAGTTAAGCGGGTTAACAAAATCTCTACAATCTGATGGATAATTATTGCGGACTAAATCCTCAGTTGAGTCAGTAATTACGTAATCGACTGCAAAACGTGGAACATAATAAATAGCATTATAAGTATTTACAAATTTTTTATTATAATTTTGAAAAAATGGAATTTTTAAATATGTTCCATTGATACCTGAATTTTGTCCATTTTCTTCATGATATTGAGCCATATTTCCCGTTTGTAATTCTGAAATAGGACTAATTTTAACTTCCCCTTTATTTTTAGGGAAGACTTGATTATTATCTTCATCTAAAACACGAATTGAATATCCTGTAATATTTTTATTAGAAGTATCAACTTTACAAGTTATAAATTGAACAGGATATGTACTAGAGGCGTTGGTTTGCGCAATTCTAATATCAATATTGTTCATAAATGGATAACAACGCGTACTTTTATATACCGCCATGTACATCCCTCCTTTTTATTATTTTATTTTAAGACTCTCGCCTTAACCAAAAATATCTGCGCCATAACTTTGGTTAAAGCGAGAATATTTTTAAAAGAGGGAGCCATAAGACCCCCTCAAATATTAAATTATCTACTATTTTTTGTTAAAGCTACTCTAGATTTAATCATTGATACAAATTTATCAACATCAAAACTTGAATCAGCAGTAACATTCATAACTAAATTATCTACATTAAAAGACTCATCATTAGCAATACTGTCAAAAATAGAATTACCTATACGGTCTGGAGACAATTTACCATTTAAAATATTAACTAGTGAAGGTGCAACTTCTCCTAGCTCCCATAAGTTCTTAGTAATATCTGCAGGAACAATACCTGTTCTAGAAGGTAAGGCAGTTAAAGTTCCCTGCGGAGTAATAATAGCTTCAGTACCTAGCTCATTAATCCAACTCATTGAATTTTTAGATAGGCCTAGTGAACCCCATGCATTTTTAACAACTTCTTTATTATAAGCAGGTGCTATACCCGCGTCATCTTTTACAAGAGTTGCATAAGGATTTCCGTCACTACCAACAACACGATAAATATTTCCTTGGTTATAGAAAGCATCAATTTTGCCGGAAGGAGTTGCAGATTGGATATAAGCATTTTTAACGCCCAAAGAAGATAAACGTTGGAAATATCCTGTTAAATTTTCGTCAGAATCAGTCATAAGGTATTTACTTTCATTTACCCCGAACACTATTTTTTCACCATTAAGCATGATACCAGCAGTTCCTGCTCTTAAGCCTGATTCTAGAATACGTAATTTATCAGGATCTGTCAACAACTCTCCGGTGCTTGTAGATATCCATGTACCTCCGTCTCCAAGGTCTTTTATGGCAAATTGTGAAGTGACATATGTCTTTTGAGTATCATATGAACCGCCTTTGAATACCTCCCATGCTGTTGCTTCATTTTTAATATTAGAACGATTATCATTATATTTTTGATATTTATCCAAACCAGCAAAATCCTCTTCTGTTGCATTATTAGCGTAAGCCACTTCCATTTTATTATGGAAATTTTGAAGAGCGGTATTATAAGCACCACTACCAGGATTTAATTTTATAAAATCATTCCAAGCCAGTTTTGCTTCTTTTACAGCCGCAGTTTTATTCTCTTTAGCTGTATCTAATTGTTGATCAACTAATTTGCTTACGGGTACTTGTATTCCGTCTACAGAGTCTTTTAACATTGCTATAGCACTATGAATATTTTCGACAATATCGCCTTCTTTCACAGCAGCCCGATATAAGTCTCTCAAAGTCTCATAATTTTGCTTATCATACATTTCTGTAAGTTCGGTCTTTTGACCTTGTAAAGCTGTAATTCTTTCGTCAAGCTCAGAAATTTGTTTTTCTCTTCTTAAAGACTCAAGTTCTTTTTGAGCAGTTTCAATGGCTTGTTGGTCAGATTGATATGTCCAACCAATACCAGCACGATATACTCTTTTCTTTTGTTTTTCTGCATCTTCAAGTTTTAATCTTGCTTCTACTAATTTATTTTCATACTCTCGTTGATTATTAATATCTTTTAAAGCCTCTTTTTGACTTTCAAGATTTTCAAGTTCTTTATCAATTTGTTTGCTTCTGAAATCAATTAGTTGGTCATAATACTGCTTCATGATGTTAGAAGTAAGTTTCATTCCAGCGTTATCCATCATGGTCTTTATAACATTCATTACGCGTTGAGCTTCTTCAGTAAGCTCACCAGAAGATGTATTATATTGACCTTGAACCCAAGCCATTACGCCTGATAATTTTGTAATATCTTTATTACTTCTTAATGCCTCAGCAGCTGCTCCACCTATAGAATCGTATAATTCATCTTTTATAGTATTAAATAGCTCTGCATTATTCATTACATCCTGATATTGTGCATTAATATATTCATTAGCAAATTGCTTAGTTCTCTTAATAGTTTGACTAAATAATTCAGATGTATTCCCCATATAATAAATTAATTCAGGGAATTGATTAGTAATTGTTTCCATCCAACTAGAAGCTTGTCCAGCTCCATCTGCCACAGAGCTCATTAAATTTGCAAAATTTGACACTTTTTCGCTAATTTCAGAAGTTGATAAATAAGTATCAGATAATTTAAGCTTACCAAAATCTTCAACTACATCATCTAATTGATCAGTTGTAAGATTTAATGAATCAGCAAAAGCTCTGAGGTATTTTTGAACTTGAATGCTATCTGCTCCATATTTATTACGTAATTTTAAAACTTCTTCTAAAGAGAAAGCTTCTCCACCAAGAACAGCATTGATCTCTTCGTCGCCTTGCTGTCTTATTTTAGTAAATAAATACTCATAACCAGCAGTGCTTAATTTTGTTTTAGACTCATCAGCCCAAACATTCATACCCTGAATTCCACCAGCATTTTCTATAGCTTTAGCGTAATTTAATAATATTTCATCATTACCTATATTCTTTAACTCTTCTATAGTCATATCAGAAAGATAAGAGTCATTTCCATATTTTGAATCAATTAATGCCTCTTGTAGCGTAAGTTCATTTGCCTCTTCAACTAATTGAGTTTCTATTTGTTTAAACTCTTTTAATGAATTTATTAATTGTGTTAGGTCTTGAATACGTTGAGAATTTTGTTCTTCAGCGCCATATTCTTGTTCTAACAATTTTTGTGCTTCATTAAGTTTCTGATCAGCATTATAATTTTGCCATATTTCATAAGCACGTCTATTAGCTTCTTTTTCAGCTTCTGCGACATTATAAGCTCCAACAGCGCCTATAATCGTACCTATAATAACACCAACAATTGCGCCTACTGCTGTACCAATTGGTCCCGCTGCACTACCAGTAGTAGAACCAGCTGCAATACCTGCTCCTATAGCAGCTCCTATTCCAGCTCCTGCTATACCTCCTGCAACATTTCCTACAGCAGTTATACCCAAGCCTTCCCGAACAATAGCGGCTGTTAAACCGTCATAATTGTCTATTCTTGAATATATTTTTCCTAAATCTTCTTTGTTATTAAAGAATGAAGATGCATATTTTCCTGAAATTTGAGCCTTCTCAGCTTTAATTTGAGCTACTTGAAGTGCTTTTAAAGCCTCTTTAGAATCTTTCGTATTGCTATCAATACTATTTAATACAGTATATAGACTTTGATCTCCTAAATGATGTTGTAAAAGTTGACGTAATTCTTTATTATCTTCACTAAAAATTTCTTTTTTAAATTCGCTAACTAATTTATGACGTTCAGCAGAGCCTTGTTCACTAGAAGCTATACTTTCTAAACTAGAGCTTATATTGTTTAATTTACCAATATTCTCATTAGCGGTTTCTGTTATACTATTAGCTCTATCTCTTCCCGCGTCATGATTCCGAGCAATCCACTCAGCAACATATGGTGCAAAATAAGAACCTCCAGGTAATAAACTAAGAACAGACGCCCATGCTCCTGCTTTCTTTTGAGCTTCTTTAGAACTTTCAACACTTTTACCTTCATAATTGTGGGTAACACCTGCAGTTGCATATTGGCTTATCGCAGTTGCTACTGTAGCAATACCCATTTCAATACCGTTCATAATAGCTCCAGCTTTTTGCATTCCCATTTGAGCTTTTGAAGGAGCTACGATACCGCCTTCTTTTTGAATCTTATTATAAGCTACTGCGGCAGCGCCATTTTTTCTATCATGTAGTATCTTGTCTTCAAGCTGTTTGCCCACCTTAGTGTTTTGTAGAACGCCTGAACCTACAATAGAAATAGCCTCTGCGTATGTTAACGTTTTTTGACCTTCTTTGACAACTCCCTCTTTCTTTAATTTCTCCATCGTACCTTTATCAAGAACAACTTCTTTATTTAGTATTTCTTTTTCAGAGACAGTTAACACTGATTTTTTATGCTCCAACTCCTTGCGAGAATAAGCTACAGCCTGTTGTCTATATTTTAATTCTTTTTGAAATTCTTTCTCTTTATTTTTTTGTTCTTTGTCGTAGACTTTTTGCATCTTCTTACGTTTAGATTCGTCTTTTTCGTTATTTATATCATCTAAAGTAAATATTTTTTTATTCATGCTTCTTCTAGTCTTTATTTCCCCAATTAATCCAAGAGATGAACCTTTGTCATTTAACTTTGATCGCACATTTCGTCCAGTAAGCCCCATAAAAGCTTCGTAACCAGATTTTAATACGCCCTTGCCCATGAACACTGTTCTAATGAATGTAAGTGTTTTAATAAAAGCTGGTATAAGAGGATATATTCTTTGTAAGGCCTCAATTATACTTTGTCCCATATGTAATAAGTCTGTTAAAACCTTAGAAATTTGAGAACTGTTAGCTACTTGCTCTAAAGCAGCTGTAAATTCATTTTTAGCAGCAGCATAAGATTCTTTGTAAGATTGATATTTCTTTTCAGCTGTACCTGCAGAATTCTCAGACACATCTAATAATTTTTGATATTTATCATAATTTTCAGCTAGAATTAAGAAACTTTCTTGTTGTCTAATACCAGCGAAAGCATTTGCGATTGCTTTCTTACTAACGTTATCCATAGTTCCCCATTTACCAGCAATTTCATCCATAACTTCATCGAAGTCTTTAAATTCAAGATTAGTTTTTCTGATAGAAATACCCATCTTTGTTAATATTCTTTCAACATCATTTAATTTTTCCGTAGTATCGTCACTCTCACTATCAACGTTAAGCTTATTATATGCACCAGCTTTTACATTTCCATAACGAGACATAATTGTTTTTAATGCTTGTCCTACAGTAGTTCCACTTGCTTGATTTACGTCTGCTATAGTTGCAACATATGCTGCAGCTTGGTCAAGATTTACGCCATTTAAATTAGCTATATTTGCAAATTGAGCTAAACCTTGAGCAATATCTCCAGCAGTTGTAGCTGCTTTTACGTCAAGTGCTGTTAATTTATCCACAATAGACATCGCGTCTGAAGCCTCTAATTTAAAACCATGCATTGCGCTCGTTAAATCTTTTGTTGCTTCACTAACATCTATCATACCTAATTTACTTAAATACATTGAAGATTTAATTAAATCATTAACTTGAGAAATATCGTAACCTTGTCTTAACCAGGCTGATGCGGCATTAGTAACTTCAATTGTTGTAGCTCCTAATTGCTTACCCAAATTAGCATATTGATTAATTAAAGTTCTAGCATTTTCAGCATTCTTGCCAGTGACAATTCTTAAATTTGTCATAGCCTGGTCTAATTGCTTAGCTTTTTCAGTAATATCCTTTAAGCCCTTTCTTACCATACGAATGAAAGCGGCTAGAGCACCACCTTGCATCATACGAGATACCCATCTAGTAGCATAAGCATCTATACCTAAAAAGCCAACATTTCCGCCTCCGGCTCCACCAGCTTGTTTTTGAGCTTGCTGAATTCTCTTTTTATCGTCTTCCTCTTTCGAAACTAAGAGTTTACCTAATTCTTGTATCTTCTGGTCTCTCTCTTCAGTATAGCCCCTCATATTTTTAAAGTCGGCTTTAGCCATATCGGATTGTAATTCATTAATTTTAGTTAATTTTCCTTTTCTTGCTGTTAATATCTCAGCTTCTACTTCATCATTTTCTTGTTGAGCTTGAGCGATCTTTCGGTTAAGTTCTTCAATCTCATTTTCACGCCTAAATTTATCTTTATAATATTCAAGCATTCGTGCTTCAGTAGTTTGTATAGTTTGTCGGTCTGATATATCAACTTGTCTAGTGGCACTATCTTTTAAACCATTGTCAACTTTGTCGAAATCTATATAATATCCTAATTTTGCTGCTTCTTCTTGCGTTATTTTTTTGCCATCTATATTAACAAATTTATATTTTTTATTTTTCTTGCCTGTGTGCTTAAAAGCTATATCCAATTGTTCTTCAATATATTTTTTTGTATTATCTCGTTGCTCTATAAGAAGTTTAGCATCTTCTTCTGCTCTTTCTCTCTCTTCATCGGTTAATACAGCGCTTTTTGACCTAGCCTCGGCCATAGCAGCTTTTTGAGCGATATCTTTATACCCTTTAACTTTTTTACGAAGCTCTTCTTTGGCAAGTTTTTGTCTTTCTTTTTTTACTTCTTGGTCAATTACCTTTTGACTTTCATCTTGGTCGGCAGTAGAATATAAATCTGCTAAATCACTACCAATTTTTTCATCCTCGGTCAAACTTTGCTTTCTTAAATTTTGCTCAGCCTCTTCTGCTTGATACGTAAGAGTGTCTTTTAAACTTGCTATAAGTGCTTTCTTTTCACTTATAATTTCTTGTAATTGAAGTCTATCACTTTCTCTGTTATCTTGAACCGCTTTATCTAACTCTTGTTGTTTTTCTTGCAACTCTTCCGTTAGAGTTTGTACTTGTTCATAGCTTCCTTTTTCGCCAATTGCCTCTTTTAAATCAGAGCTATCTTTACGAAGATTTTCATACTCCTTATATTCTGCCTCTGTTAACAAACCTTTTTCAGCCAAAGATCTAAGATTTTCTTCTCTAACTTGATTCAAGGCCTCTTTGGCTCGTGCAGCTCTTAACTTATTTTGAGCAAGTAATAAAGGTTCTATCTTATCAGATACTAATCTTTTTTTCTCCTCGTCATTACCAACAAATAAAGTTTTTTCTAGTTTTAAACTCTTTTGGACCAGTGCCTTTTCCTCATCACCGCCATTAGCGATATATTCTTGCACGGATAAATTAGAGCTTTTAGCCTTTTGATAGATTTTATCTAATCCAGCATTGTCTTCAACACGATATTGACGTAATAGACCAGAACGTGTATCTCTAACAAAAATTCTACCACCAATTTTGGTAATATCTTCACCACGAGCTATAGCATTAAAAATCTTCTCAAATCTGGCTTCTTTTTCTTTTCTTTCTATACTAGATTCATTTCCATTAATACCTAATCTTCTTCGCCAATTTTCAGCTTCCACATTATTACTATGTAAGAAAGTATTAGCAGATGTCGCACGCGTATCTCTCATTGCTAATTGTAGCATCTTTAAAGATTCCATGTAATCTTTAACTTGGAGGATAGCGTCTAAGCCAGCTTTATCGTCGGCATAAGTTTTGTAATCACCTACAATTAATTCATTTCCTACTTTATAAAGAATATCGGCAATCTGTTTACTACCTTTCATTTTGCCAGTGTTAGTAACACCGCCATAACCAGCTAATTCCATTTCAGAACCGATAATTTTACCACCATTCTTAGAAACTTCCTCAGAAATGGCTTTGAAATTTGTTTCACCTCTAAAAATAGCGTCTTTTACAAGTTGTTCTGCTTCTTTTTCTCCAAAAATTGCGGTCAATAAATTCTGGTTTTTCTTTATTTCCCTTGAATAACCCTTATTCTCGTTATGGGTAGCATATTCAGCCCCAAACTTTTCATATGATTCAGCAGTAGCATGAGTAATAGAACCTGTTACAACGCCTTTAAGAGTACTTTTTATAGAGGGGTCTGCTATTATAGCTGTAGCATATTTCTTTCTAATTTCTTCTGGGTTTTTAGTTTTAATAATATTTTCTACTAACTCTTCAGCTTCTTTTTGTATTTCATTTACCAAAGGCATTTTATCTGCTTCTAGTCCATGTTTGCCAGCATCATACATGATATTTTTAGCCATAGCACTCGGAGATTTACCATTTACATCGGCCAATCCAAATTGCTTAGCTCTTGCATATCTACCATAAACTGAGTTTTCTAAAAATTCTTTAGCATTTTCATCGTTTTTACTCTTCTCAGTAAGTTCTGTCATAAACTTATCAATGTCATCTACAACAGCTTTATTGAACTTAGGTATTTGATTGCTACCATGACCAGGGATTGCTCCGTTTCTATATCTATAGACAAAGTCGTCACCTAGTTCTCCATGAAAATATTCATGACCATAATTAAGGTCATAAACCAAAGCGGCAGCAAGCTCAGAAGTTAAATTCTTTAATTTATTTTTTTTAGGATCTTTTTGCGCTTCTTTGATTGCTGCTATATCTTTGTTAATACGGTCAATATAAATTTGGTCTTCATTAGAATTTTTTAAGTTCTTTAAATGGTTTTCAGCAAGCTCTAACAAATTATTTAGACCTACGTCATTTAAACTTTGTAAACCTACTCCTAAGGCTGTGTTGCCTTCAAACATTGCATCTAAGTCAAAAGCACCGATTGTGCTTCCTTTTTCAAAGAATCTTCTTAATTGGTGAATATCATTAAAGGTATCAGCTTGGTTTATCATTTCAAACATTTCATTAGCTTGATTTTGAACCATTGCTGCTAATTCACCAGAACTATATTTATCCTTCGCTTCTTCGCCTAATGATTTTGCTAATTCTCCAGCGTTTTTAACATTTATACCTTTTTGATACAAACTTTGAGTTATAGCTTGTAAAGTGGAAGCTCCTAGAGAAGCAATTCCATTAATTGGAGAATTTGGATTTAAATGTTTAACTTTTTGAACAATATTTTCTTGAGCAAAAGTAAGATCTCCAAATAAACCTGCTCCTTTTTTAGCACTCCACATAGCACCGACTGTTAGTGCTTTAGCAGCTTGGTCTTGAACAGAATCTACTTTTGATTGTTCTCCATATCTAATTTGAGAAGCAGAAATATTAGCACCTTTTGTATCAAAATACTTGGCTAAATTCTGACGTATTTGGGTATCTTTTTTATCTTCTTCTTCTGAAATCTTTCTTTGTTGTTCAGTGGCGTCCTTATAAAAAGCTTCTAAAGCTCTTTCAAAGCCAACTTCATCTCCGCTTGTGTAAGCATGGTACATTGCTATTAAGTCTCCATCCATGTCTCCGTGACCAATAGCAAGTAGATCTTTATTAATCAAAACATGTCCTTGAGCGACAATAGCATTCTTAGAATTTTTTCCACCACTGTCTAAAACAGCCGTACCAGCAGAAACATCTCGTAAAAAGTTAATAGTAGGGTCTCGATTCCATCCTAAGTCTGTAATGACTCTACCTTTGTAATACTCATCAGAAATATCAAAAGCTCTAACAATAGCTTTGATTTTTTTATGATAATCTTTAGATTTAAATTGTAAGTCTTTTCTTTTTGCTATTTCTTCGGGAGAATACAATCCATTAAATAATTTATCAAGTTCTTTACGAGCAGTCTCAGGATTTTCCTTTAACCTTTCCTCCCACATAGCTGTATAATCTTTAGTTGAAAGAACCATAGCTACATTTTCTAATTGTTCTTTAACTTTTGTAGCCTCATCACCCTTAATATTATTACGGCCAATAACATCTTGAGCTAAGTTTTTCATGACCTTACTAGAATAATCGCTTAGAGCATCTGTTGTTAAACGTCCAGCACTCTTATCATCTCTTATCTCATGAGTTCTCTCATATTCACTACCTTTTGTTATAGACTGATAATATTTATCATACTCATTAGTTAAGACCCTAAATGCCGCTCTTCGAGCAGTGTCTTTATCAGCGAACTCTCCATTAGATATTCCTTGAAGAGCTTTTACGATATGAGTAGCTCCTAAACCACCATCATATAATGATAATACGCCATTATCGAATGCCTTTTTATTATATCGTATTTGAGGTAAAGCTATCATTGAAGTAGTTAGCATATTATCGTTATACTTTCCTACTAATTTATCGTCACCTAAATTTACAAAAAATCTTCCTAATAAATCCTCATAAGTTTTTATACCTGTTCTACTACTAAACTCTTCCCAATCATTTTGATGAGTATTTTGAAGTTTAGTGAATCTTTCCTTAGCCATCTTTTCAGCCATAATAGCAAATACATTATCTGGATTTGCCATATCTTTTAAAATCATACCAGGATTAGATGGGTCTGTACTATTATAATCAATTTCAGCATAAGTTTTTGCTATATCTTCAAGAGTAAGAACTATCGCAGTTTCATCTTTTTCAATATCTTTCTGAAATTTTTTTCCATTTGCCTTAAAAGTTTGAGCAATATATTGGGAATTACGTACAATTTTATCATATTCTATTTCATTTTTTTCGAATTTTTGTTCTACAGTCTCTTTTAAATTTTTTAAAGGGGCTATAGCTTCACGATACTCTTCTGGAGTTAAATTTTGCTCATCTAATAAAAATTGAGAAAACTTAACATAAGTATTTTCTATTGCATGTCTTTCTCTCCATGTAGTGGAATGAGAAGACCCTGTTAAGGCACCCATACCATTATATGAAAAAGTAGAACTTTTTGCATTTTCTGTTGCCGTAACACGAGGTCCTTTACTAACTAAAAGAGGACCAGTTTTACCAGGCTTATAACTGTCTCCATAAATAGCTTTCAAAGCTTCTTCGTCTGTTATTAATTCTAAGCTATTATCGAAGCCATCTAATTTAGAAGCTTCTTTGTAAAGGTCAACTAAGAGTTGAGACACACTTCTAGTAAATTGTTCTCCACCATCAGATTGTTGTTTTATCTGTCCGTAATAATCTTTTAAAAATTGATTATTAACCATAATGTCGCCATTCTTATAAGTCATAAATTGACTAAGGAATGGATTCTTTGCTAACCAATCTTCCTTAGCATAAATAGAAATATAATTTAAAATTTCTTTGATATCTGTTTCAATAGTTTTGTGAGAAAATCCTCTATCATTACTTCTTAAAATCTGAACTTTATCTTTAACTGTATCATACTTATCTCCAAAAGCTGCTTTTAAAATTAGTTGAAAATAATCATCATCAACAGAAGTTTGAGAAGTTCTATAGTCACCAGTGGCACCTGATCTACCAATATATCCTTTAGGATCTGTTTTTCTGGTAGTAGAAACATTAGTTAGTAATCCTCTTTCTTTATCATAATTATATGAAAATCCATGTCCACCGACTCCGCCTCTTTTACCCATTAAATCATCAAGACCATAAAGTTTACGCATTTCTTCTTTAAAATATTTCTCAACATATTTTAAAGATTCGTTCTTTTTTTGGTCTTCGTTTAATTCAAAATAGTTAAAGTCCTTAACAGCTTCGTCGACAATCTTATTTATTTCTTCCTTGCTCTTACCTTTATTTTTATTTCGAACATATTTAGAAATTCTATCAACAATTCGACCATTAATTTCCTTAATATCTAAATCTTTTAAAGGACGGTTTTCCTCAATATCAGACATTTCTCGAGCAAGAGAGCCACTCATTAAGCTGGCATCTTTACCAAAGCCTTTTAATGCAAACCTTCTATATTTTTCAAAAGTCTTTTTGTCTATTTCCCGACTTTTATACATTTCTTGAGCCATTTCCCAAGCTTTTTCTAAATCTTTTTCGCTAATATAGGCTACACCATATAAATCTTTATGCATCTCTTCAGAGGTCATACCTATATCTTCTAGATATTTCTTTTGTGATTCAGTAAATATCCTATTCATTCCAATGGCAACTGTCTTTATTTTTTTATTTTGAGGTAATTTTAAATTCTTTGCATAGTTAGTTTTTTGAGATAAAACTTGTAAATTTTGAGTTGATTTCTTACCTGTGGATGAAAAAACATTAAATGGTAAATCTGGTTCTAGTAAACCTATACGGCCAGAAATTCCTTCTGTTATACCACCTTGAGTCATGTTTTTAATAATAGGAGCTAAGAAATTCTTTAATTGAGTATCCCATATTTTTAACATGTCATAGTTTCTTTCTTGATTTAAACGTAAACCTTTTTCTAACTCAGTAATGTCCTTGACACTTCGAGCTAAATTGATTACATCTTCTACTTGAGCAGCAAATTTTTTAAGGTCTGTACCATAACTTAATAAATTTGATGCGCTCGCTTTTTTATACATTTGCTGAATAATATGAGCATAATGAAGTTGACTTTGTTGAGCTCTTATAGATTCAGGTCTCTTAGACAAAATTGCTTTTTCATTATATTCTTTAAAATCTGCTAAACCTTTTTTATCAAATAAACTAGACATTGCTTCAGAGCTTTCTCTAGCAGCTCGACTAGTATAAGTTTTAAGAAGCTTGGCTCTTCTTTGAAAACTAGAAGCTGTTCTAATACGGCTCATATTTTGTTTTACTTCGTCTACTACTTGGCTAAGGGCTAAACTGGTTTCACTAACAAAACCTAATTGGTTAGCTCCATTAAGTAAGGCAACTGGACTATTATAAGCAACCATTCCATTATGAATTACGAGTCCATTATTTTCTCTGTTGATTTCAACAAAAGGACAATCATTTTCATTTATAGAATCATCATAAGGCATGAATGTAAATTTAGTACCAGTTGAAGTTTCTTCTATTTTTAAACGACTGAAACCAGCCTCTGCATACACTAATTGAAGTTCTTTAAAATCTTTTTCAATATTATGCATCTTTTGACCGATTTTAATTTGTTCACCATATTGTTGACGTAAAGTTTCGTTGAATGTATCTAATTTTAATGCGTTTTGACCAAGTTCACTTCTTAACCATTGATCAAAATCCTCAAAACTAAGTACTACGTTTTTATCTTTATTATTTGCCATAAGGCCACCTCCTAATCTATATTATCTTTAATTCTATCAATAAAAGTACAAAAATCATACTCAGCCATCGAATTAAAAGCTCCGCCTGGACAGTATTCATTTTTATAAATTAATATTTCTTGTTGACCGTAATCATCAAAATATATAGGGACGGTCTCACCCCTGTATTCTAAAATTCTATCTGGTTCTTGAGTCGTGTCTGTTACACTCCACCAATGCAAATAGTCTTGCTTCTCTTCCTCAGTCGGAATTCTAGTCTGAGGCACAAAACTTGTGAATTGTTTCATCAACTGAAACCAACTATAGCACGCCTGCTTATACCCCTTCCAATAATCCTCGCTTTTCTTAAAAAAGGATAGGCATTTTGGTTCAAGCATTCTATCGGCGTAATTAATATCATCCTCATATTTCTTTAAAATTTCTTTAAACTCCATAATTCACTCCTCCTATCTTTTTTTAAAAAAATTTTTTTATAAAAATCCCCCAGTACCGAAACTAATCAGTACTGGGGGAGCTAGATATCAAACGCAAGATATTCTAGACAATAAAAAAGAGAAAGCTTTTACTCTCCCTTTTCTATTACATACCTTTTAAATCCCTTTTGCTCCGCCTCATCTATTTATCCTCTTAATTAAAAAATAAAAGGAGATAATGAGAACATAAAATTAATTAAATCTTTTTGATTGTCTAAGTATTCTTTAGACGTCATATATTGCTTTTTATCAATGGTTTCGTGAATTCCCTTATACTTCTCTAGGAATTCTTCTAAAAGCTTGTCTGCGGCCTTTTTTTGAGTCTCAGCAAGACGGTAAGCTTCTTTTACTTTTTCATAAGCAGCTTTTCTTTCTTCATCTAATTTTTTCTTTTCTGTTAATTTATCAGTATGAATTTTTTCTGCCTCCTTTAAAGCTTCCTCTGTTTCATAAATCTTGTTAGTTAAATCTGAATAATATTTCATATTATACACCCTCCTATGGTTTAAAAATTGCCAAATAAAATCCCGTTTTTATTTGGGCCTAAAATATTATTAATGAATGTTTTGAGGCGCGAACCTCATTAATAATGGTGCCAACTATAGGAATCGAACCCACAACCTACTGATTACAAGTCAGTTGCTCTACCAATTGAGCTAAGTCGGCATTCGAGAAACTCTAATTTTGA